CCACTTTGTCGCTTTTGCAGTGTTGCCAGTGGCCCAACTGCCGTGATGCTGTAAATCGCTACTGATCCAGTCTGGCCGTATTGATCTAGCGTGATCTCTATGTCTGAGATCAGTCCGCCCGCGATCTGCTGATAGACTCCCGCGCTGTCTTGGATCTGCACGTTCACGCTATCGGATAGATTGACGTTTAACGGAGTAGCCGCATCTGTCCATAACTCGATACTGATAAACCCAGCCAACGCCTGCTCAAGAATGTTATTTCGACCAATGCTAATCCTGATGCTTGAGATGTTGTTGTCTGCGTACTCCGTAGCACCAGCAAAAATTACTTTTGGGTATGGCGTGTAAACGCTCACAGTGTTGCCCCGACTAAGTTGATTGCACCAGTGCGCCTTGCGCTTGCCTGGAATAGCCGCTCAAGTGAACGCCTAACACCTTCGGGATCAACTGCCCCGTTAATAGTTATATTGTAATTGTCCCCGCCGTTGCCAATTACTCCACTGGCAATAGATCCCGATGCCGTGTTAGCAAAATTAGAAACATCCGCTACTAGTGCATTGGTCTCGCCAACAGCCCCAGTCCCACCCGCGATCAGTTCATCGGCTATCTGTGTGCCTACAAGCGCGCCCGCGTTAATTATCTGAGTTAGCGCGCCACGATTAAGCCCCATCGCTACAAGTTGGGCCAACTTAGCCCCAAAATCTTTGGCTGCTGCGGCTTGCCGTCTAAGCGACTCAAGAAATGAGCCTGGGCCTTTAGTCTCAAAGGCATTACTAAATGTGAATTGAGTAGTAATCGCGCTTTCAACGCTATCTCTGTACGAGTTAAAGGCTGCTTTCGCATCCTCTAGTGCCTGTTGTGCTTTCGATAAACCTTTGGCTACTTTTGGCAGCGTGCTTAGTAAGCCTTGAAGTGATTGGTCTAGTGTCTGCACTGCCTTTTTATTGCGACCAGATGATCTAGCCGTATCGCGTGCCTGCATATTAAAGTTCGTTGTAGCATCGGCAGCGTCATCGACAGAGGCCTTATAAATTAGAAACGCCGTCGCGGCTGCACCTATGGCAAGGATCACAAGCCCGATAGGGTTTGCCGACACGGCAATATTCCAAAGCAATTGAGCGATGGTTACTGCTTTGATGGTTAGGGCTAACCCTGTCAAAGCAATAGCAAATTGCACGACCATCTCGGCGTTCTCACCCAGAGCAGTAGCCAAGCCAACGGCCAACGTCAGAAATTTCTCATAAACAGGTAGCAAGCCCTGGCCGAGTTGAGCCTGAGCATCTAAGATTGTGGCGGTTAAGATGCGCTGTTGGTTAGCCGCGCCGCCTGCTGTCCTAGCAAAGTCGCCTTGTTGTAATGTTGTCTGCTCCATGATCAAGGCGTTACGGGCAAGTACCTTGTCTTGGTCTGTTAGGGCTTTGGTAGTATCTGCGAGGTTTAACTCCATAGCCTTAGCCTCAACGGCGTTAGCAGATAGCAACACACCAAACTTACGCAGTGGCTCAGACTCGCCGCGCAAGCCTGCAGCCAACGCTGTAATTGCTTCGTCCACTGTTGTGTTATTAAATGATGCTAGGTCAGCGGCTAAGCCTGTTAAGTCTGTGCTGAAGTTTGATAGATCTACCCCAGTCAATCCCGCGCTTTGTCCCAGTAGGGCAAAGTTACTAGCGGCCTCTAAGGCTGCTGTTTGAGATAGTCCCAACGCCTTAGATGTAGTTTTCGACCAGGCTTTGATGGCATCGGAAGAGTCGCCAAAGATCACGACTGACTTAGACAGCGACTCGTTTAGATCTGAGGCTGCATCAATGGCAGTCTTGCCAGCGGCGGCCAAGCCGACTAGAGCGACTGAGGCAACTTTGCTAGCCTGCTTTAGCCCCTTTTGAAAGCCCTCTAGTTTAGTCTGTACCCCGCCAAGTTCTTTAACGAAGTTGGAAACATCTGCTAAGAGGTTTAATTTTAGAGTTCTACTCGTAGCCATTAGCCACTACCCCCAGGGCCTTTTTTCCAGTTGTCCTCAACCTTAGTAACTGCATCTTTCCATCGCTGCGTGATCTCACCCTGTGCGCCCTTGAGTGTTGGGAATATCCAGTATCCAGCGTTACCCCTGCCGACTCTTTCGCTTCGAGGTGGAAAGCGATAGCCGCCATTTGGAAAGGCTGTTTTATTTCCAAACGCGTTGCGCTCGCCACCAAACTCATTACCAAATAGCAACTGCCCGGCATTTGCACCACCCGATGCGCGACCTCTTGAACCGCCGATGGTTACGTTGGGCAGTCTGTCCCTGTTGCCTCTAACAGTTGGCGCGACAATGGCCGCTTGCTTTGGCATGAATGGATGAGCATACGCCGCTTTCTTGATTTCGCCAGCCGTCCACATACTGATGGACTGCACATCATTCTTTAATTCGTCATTAGCCTCTTTGCCCATTTGGCTAAGTGCCTTGAGCAGTCCTCGGAATTGAGCCATGTCTGGTTGGTATATAATTGTCTCTCTTGTCTCAGCCACAACCTTACCTTCCTAATATCTCTCGGACTGTTAAGATGTCCTCTGGGCTTCTGTATTCCCACACGCTAGGGTCGGTGTGCGTGGCCACTGCTATCTCTAGCAGTAACCTTTGCAGACTTCCTAGCGGGTGGCTTTTGGGTTTTCCGCTACTGGATCAACACTCTCTAGAGAATTGATCCAAAGATCAAACGGTTTAAGATCCGCGCCCGATCGCCTAAGTACGCAGTAAGCCATATAGGCCATATCTTCCATACCCATGCCATCGGCAAGTTCACTTATCGGCCTCTTGGTATAACGTTCCCAGGCAATAAAGTCTGGGACTAAGGCTGTAAGTGTTGTTTCTTCGCTGTCTACTATCTTTAGTTTTAGTGTTAATTTCATGGGTCTGCCCTGTTCTCTCTAATTATGCTCGTGCAACCGTTCCATCTTCAACGATGAAACTGAGGGATGTGGTTAGTACGTCAGTCGCGCCGCCGCCGACTGTTGGATAAACTGGGAATACGTTGCCCGTGAATATATCGCCGTTTACGTCAAAACTAAACGGCAGGCTAGTATCTGGTGCGGCTAGAGTTGCATCCCATAGCGCGCTGATGATGCCAGCCGATGAAGTGTCATCTAGGAATAACTCCACGTTTAGCGTGGCAGTCTGATCCACTGACTTGTAAGCGCGGCCTGATAGGACTTCAAGCACTTGCTGATTGTTTTCCATCTCAAGTGTTACTGTGCTGGCCTGGTCTGCGTAACTAACCGAGTTTATGGTTAGAGTCAGACTGCGACCAGTGATATATACTGCGGTCATTATGTTGCCTTTCTAGTTGGTCGTGACCAGTTCGATACTGATCTGACTGATTAACATCTCGGAATTTCCGATTTGCTGGACTGTTGGCTGATTCCACCCATCTAGCAAAGCGTTGGTGTTTGCTAGTAGATCTGTAACCGACAAAATTAGGGCTTCAATGTTGGCAAGTGCGGCGCGATTATCTGCTGCGCCTACGATGCAAGTGATGTCAAAGCGCACATTCAGACGAGCGCCACCGATTGCGCTGACGGTTATGTATGGCGATCCAGGCACTAGCACAATGGCAGGCGGTGTAATGTTCTCATTCGGGAATGAGTAAACCACTCGACCAGCAGCCTTTAGAGTCGTGGCCAGATTGTCGCGTAACGTAACTAAATTAGCCAAGATAACCACGCACATCTAAGTGCTTTCCAAGTAGCCCCGACACTCTGGTGAACATAGAACGACCTAGACGATATGGCGCAGGGCTTTGGAAGTCCACGCCTTGCTGGCCAAGCGTGCCAGTGCGTGTGATCCAGATGTCGACACCTACTGCAAGCGCGCTTTCTCTAACTTCTGGCACGTCATCATATAGCGCGGCCTGGCTAGTTAAAAAGGCTGAACCGCGTGGGATAAGTTGCCTCAAAATAATGTCGGCGTTAGTTATTGCAGCGGTGAAGTGTGTATGACTGTAATCAACTACGGTGCGCGATCCGTTGAATGGCGCAAGGCAGTCAGTGACTGTCAGGACTTGGCCTGTTACAAAAGTATTGTTCTCGGAGTAAAAGGTGGCCACATTATTAACAAGTTTGACCGAGGATATGCTGACCTTATCGAATGTTAGATAAGACAGGATGATGTTTTCGGCCGCATCGGCTACTTCTTGCACGATCGCATCGGCGTAGATGTCGCCGATGCCGAGTACGTCCTTAAACTCTTGCAAGGTAATCAATGCCATGACGTACTCCAATCTCTAAAATAAGTGAGGGGCTACCACAGGGCCGCAATAGCCCCTCACATTTATTTGACTTATTAAGTCAGGTTAAAACGGCGAACTCCGCCAGCAACCAACACGCCTACGGCTAGGTAGCCGTATAGCATTGTCTCGATCTCACCTGATGTGACTACGTTGGTAGACATTCTCAAGATAGGTGATTCGTAGATTGCTACG